AGCGTAGCCGGTGATCCACTATACGAAAGGCCGGCGTCGACATAGAAGGAGGTGGAACGCGCCACCGCTTCCGTCTCCATGAACATAATATACCGGATACCTCCGTTGTTCACTGCGAGCCATAACTGATCCGCAGTCTTGTCCGGTGTCGGGATCACTGCGATGGACTCCACAAGCAGAGATCCCCCGCCCATTGGGTGAGAGTGCCAAGCCGTGACATCCTGCTCATTGTTATAGGTGAGCCCTAGCAATGTACCATCCGAACGGACGCACCAAAGCACCGTGTACGGTTCCTTGTGCCACGCGAGCTGAACAATGCCAGCGTCACGGGTCACATGCTCCGCCAAGACAGTTAAGTCCTTAGTTGAGTAGCCAGAGCGCTGGAAGTCATAAGACGCATCCTTGAGCTTCTTCCCTGCCCGTTGAACAAAGAGCGCCGAGGTTCCAACCCTCGCAGGGTGGACCCCATTGCGTGAGCCTTCAGCCGAGTGCTGTTCAATCTTCACGTTGCCAGGGCCGAACGGATCCTGAGATCCCGCCTCCATCATTGCGAACTCTGCCCCGTCTGTTCCAATCAGAAGAGCCTTCTGAGAAGCAAGCCACTGCACTGAATTCACTTGATCCCCAGTGATCGAAGCCGTGATAGCTGTACTGGCTGTCACGTTCCCACTCTTATTCAATGAAGAGAAGTTCTCAAAGTCTCCAGACTGCGAGCAATAGATCCTCCGGCCCGCACCAAACACTAAACGCTCGCGGAAGAACGTCACCGCTGTAGGATACCCATCAACCCACCCTGACTTCCGCCACCGAGTGCTAGGGCTTGTGAATATGATTGAAGCGACAGCCCCGCCCAAAGATGCGGTATCTGTCTGCACCGCTGTGGTTGACATCGTGTAGCTCGCCAAATATCCGCCTGAGTACGTTAGGCCAGCTAGTGTTGTCCCATCTGTAAAACAAGGCGAAACAACAACCATTCCAACGCGAACCGCTGGCGGATACCCGTAAGCCGCCGAAGCTCCATTTCGAGAAACAACTGCGCTTCCAATTGTTGGGTTATTGTACCCACCGGCCCCACCTGGAGAGACATCATACACCGCATCTAATGCACCCACCGTTTCTTTTGAGATCCGCTTTGCGATCACATACTCTTCAGAAAATGTGATCGTTCGCCCCGAGCCGGTAGAAATTGGATACGGGTGCACTCTAACGCCTGTACTAGTTAAGGCTGTCACCTTTGTGCCTGGTGCGATCCCTGTTCCAGAGACATACATCCCGCGATCTATCCGAATATCTGGCGCAAGAACCTCAGAAGGAGCCAACCCCGTTTCAGATCGTCCGGTTGTGATTAGGTTCGTGCCGGTACTAGTGGAGCATGAATCGCGGGCCGCTGTGTGCTTCTTCTTCTCGATTATGCGATACTCAGTGAATCCGTAATCTGTAAAAGTCCAATCCACGCCTTGCCGTTGCGCGGCAGTTCCCTCCACTTGCGCCCCTCCGCCATCGCATTGCGTCCCGTGGTCGTGGATTGGCATATCCCCGCCGCATTGCAGTGATTTGCCAGATACTAGCGTGATGTCAGTAGCGCATGTGTACACTTTCCCATCAGACCGCCTCTGTATTCCAAGTGTCTTATCCCCGTAGTGCGCGACCTCTTGCCCAGCCGTCCATGGCTTAATCAGAGACAAGTCCGTCGGTTCAATGCGAAGAGATCCACCAATCGGTAAATTATCCCAAAACCCCGTCTGTGACGACATGAGTATCTCGTACTTCCCGTCGTGTGGATATTGATCATAGAGAGCAAACCCAAGCGCGGTTGTTGTCGTTACGGTCGTCCCCCTATCAATAAAAGGATGCGGGCTTGTCCATACCTCCCCAAGGGAATATACGGTCACGCTTTGATCTGTGTTCAGATCCCCAAGCGGTCCACCTGTTAATTCAGCAAATACCAACGTCCAGTTCTGATGACCAACACGCGAGAGCTTATGCGGTGGATAGCTTGGATGCACGATGTAGACCACATCTGCGGATTGCACCATATCGAGCGCAAAGGTGCCCTCTGAGGTTGTTAGGTCCGCCGAGCTGTACGGTGTCGCAATCTCGTACTCCACCGAGTTATCAGGCACCATCAACCGCGCGTTGTTGTAATAAAACCGCAGGTAATAGTTCCCCCACTCGAGCACATAAGACTGACCCACACTGTACTCAAAACGGGACAGCCAAACCTTGTTATTTCCCTTTGTGTTGGTGACGTAGCGAGTACCAGGGCGACGACGCGCCGGTCCTTGTACGGTCGGGATAAAATTAGAAAGCTTGAAGCAACCGTTCGCGTATTTTGCGACATCGGTACGCCCAGCCAATAGCGGCGAAATCTCGCCAGCGTTGAAGCTAGATTTGAGCGGTGAAGCCCTCATAAGCGTGAGCCCATCCACTCGCCATCCGGCTGCATGGTTGGGATGCGTTGCGCAGAGTTGGCTTTAAGCGCCATGGAAACCGCCGCTTTGTACTCCTGCATGGCAAGTTGCCGCTTGCTGTCTGATTGCGTCAGCTCCTCGCACAATTCCCACGCAAGCTTACACGCCAACACGTCCGCAAAGTTTGCTTCCCATTGTGCGCCGTCTTTAATCCGTGCGATGTATCGAAGGCTTAAAGGCGCCTCCAGATCCGTGAGGAGCATTCCACCCTCAATAGCATACTCATTCGTCTCACCGCCCACGAACACCTGACGCGGAGCGGATGGGAAGCGGTCCGCCACCATATCAATCTGAAGGAAGTCGGACGGCAAAACGTACTGGAAGCCGAAGCCAAAAGCGGGTGTTTCTGCCGATGCTGACAAAACCACCCGCTTAAGTGCAAAGCTCCAGCGATAAGAGCGCAACACCAAATCCCGAACCTGATCAAAGCACGCACTCAATGCGCGGGCCTGCCGTGTATCCTGATCAAGATCAACGATACGGGCAGCCCCGAGCTTCGACAACGCACGATTGCAAACCGAGACGATGCTTGCGCTCATAATTAGCCAACTCCAACAAGGTAACAATTGCCAGCAGTGAGACTGCCGCTCACAAGGGCCATGCGGACGGTACAAGCGCCTAGCTCAACCGTACACTGACCCAGAAGCGTGCCTGTGGTTTGCACAAGCGAACCAGAGAAGACCGAAACAGGAATCCAAGTACCCGAGGGACTCAGCACCTGTAAAACAACCGTTCCCGTGTTACTGGTAGCATCAAACAAAAGCATGTACTCGCCACCAAGTACACTGACTGCCGCGCCCGTTGCGGACGCATTCGACATGAGCGTATAGCTCTGGTCGTCTGCTCTCCTGTTGGGCATAGGTTATTTTGGATCCGGTTGCTGGACAACGTAGTCCAAGAGCTTCAAGAGCAACAAATAAAGGTCACTCCGGCTGATGGCTGTCTTATCGTAAAAGATCTCAAGGTCTTTGCCTGGACTAGACCCCTGAGTCACCATCTGGGTGATGTTGTCGCCCTGATTGGCGCCGATGTAGGTATCTTTAGCCATAATGGGTGCGGCATCAGGAAACCTAGGGGATCACACGACCCCCTAGGCGACCATGACACCAACAGTTTAGTTGGCCGAGCTGACGTAGATGTCCACGATCAGCGTTCCAGAAGCTGGAAGCGAAGCCACTGCGATCGTTCCAATGACGCTTTCCACGGCGCTCAAGCCGGGATCAGCGGCACCCACCTGTGCAGCGTTACCGAACAAGGTCGGCGTGTCCGTTGCGGTGAATGTCGCTGCGGTGCGATATTTGCCGGTGGTGCCAGCGATACCCACAGCAAGCGTACTTGTGCCGAGCGAAACAGTGGATGTCAGCACGCCATAAGCGAACGTCTCCCCAGGATTCAACCGCGCAAACAACAGAGTGTCTGACGTGGTTTGAGTCGCTAGGTTGATGGTTGCGCGGTAGCGCTTCAATGGCGCCGCGTACACGGTTGCCCTTGTGCGATGGCCTGCCGCTACTGAAGCTTCCTGCGTGAGTCCGGTAGTTGTTCCGGCTAACTCGTTTGATAAATATTGAGCCATATTAGTTTGATTCTACTGGGCTTATACGCAGGCGATTACGCCGCATTTCTTTTCTTCCAAGCGAGTTGCGCCGAATGTTCCGGTGCAGTAGACCTGCCACGAATTGCGCATGTCTGGACGACGATCGATGGAGGTTTTTACGTCTCCCCAAATGCCTAGGGTGACACCCGACTTGGCCCAGAATGGAACCAACCAAGCGGATCCGGTTGTGTAGCCGGTCACTGCGGGGTTGATTGCAGTGTTGAAGCCTGCTCCACCAGGGATGCGCTCCGAGTGGATGAAGTTGAACCCCATGAAAGAGGTGATTCGACCGTCAACCATCACGGGCGTGGAGTTGTAATCCAGGCTGATCGCCTGAGCCTCGTTTAAGAGGTTGTCATGCTGCTTGGCGGTGATTGCCATGAACAACTGATCGTTGTCCACATCCACCTCAGCTTCCAACAGGATCTTCTTAGCAGCGCGAAGCTTAGCGATATTCAGGCCAGTGGCCGAAGATGCGCCGACAGTGTTCGCAATCTGCTGAGATCCGGAGTTGAACGCAGTGAGCAAGCCCGTTGCGGTTGTGCCGGTCTCACCCGTGTTGTTCGAGTTGAGCAACCCGTACACGATCTCATCATCAATCCCGCGCCCAAGTGCATTCACGCCCGCTTGGACGTATGCGTTGGAGGGGTCAATGATCATACGGAGCTTGTCTTGATCGTCGATCAAGTCGGCCCAGTCATAATCGTTAGGGTTCACCCAACGCCGATCTTGTGGCGTGGAGATGATAGGCGTCTTGCTGTGCCGGCCTGCATTACGGACCGCTTGCACGGCACCGAATTGCTCAACCGGCGATGCAGCTTTGCCTTGGAAGGGTTGCGTGTTTACGCATCCCCGTAAGCGTGAGCCCTTCTGTTGAAGGAGCATTTGGACATTCGTGCTGTATTGCTGCACAAATGCCGTTGTGATCTGAAAAGACATAAATGGTGAAGAAAGGGTTGAAAACCAACGGTTTGCTTTTGTTGGCTTGTCGTCCGTTGGACGGGCCTATCTGTCACCAAGCAGGGCACCCGATTGGGCGTTATCCCGCGCCAGCCTTCTTTTGGAAGGGGTGGCGACTCATTCCCCTTACCAAAAGAAGCGGGTGGCGTCCACCCTTAACTTTGAGGGAACGCCTGCTTCATCAAAGTATCCATCTGCTTGCGAGCGGACACGTCACCCGAGAGATAACGTGCGGTAAATTCCTTGTCGCTCTTGAGAGCGCTCAATTGAGACTGCGCGGCCTCTGGCGTCATACCGAAGCTCGTAACACTCTTGCCTCCCT